TGTCATCAGGGTGACGAAGTAGGCGGGCGACATGCCAATCTGCACCGCGTGGGCCAGTTTGCGCACCGTATCGATCCCCGGAGACGGCGTGTTGGTCATGCGCGAAGCTTCACGCAGGATCATCTCGTGGGCCGCCTGGGTGTACGCCTCGCGCTGGTCCTGGTTCAAGCTCGGGTCTCTGTTGATCGCCTTGATCTGATCCTTGATCGCCGCTGCCGCCTTGCCGGTATCTCGCGAGACCACCATGCCCGCCAGCCCGCGCGCGTTCGAGAGCGAGCTGGTGTCGAACGAGTGGATCATGTCCGCGTTGAAGCCCTGCACACCCTCGCGGCGCTGGTAAATCTTGGTCAGTGAGTTGTCAGGGATCATGTCCATGAGCGCCTGCCGAGCGTCACGCTTCTGCTGGTCGAACGCAGTCTGGAGCCGTTTGGCAGTCACGTCATCCAGGCCCTCGGGCATGTCGGGCTCGGCGGACTGGATCGCCTCGATAGCGCGCTTCATCCACACAGGGCTAACCTGCTTGTAGATGTTGAGGTCGTCACCACGCCCCACGGAGACCGGGCTGGTGAAGACCCCCTGCCGCTGCATGTCCTCGAACACTGCCCGCGCCCGCTCGGCCTCCGCTGGATCGCGGAGCTTGACGTAGACCTGATTGTTCTCCGCGTTGTGCATGACCGTGGCGTCACCGAAGCCCTTCGCTTCGAGCGCCGCCTGGAGCTTGCCAACCGCCGCCTGATCCGGGAGCTTAGTCTCATCCAGCTTGATCTCGCCGGCAGCAAAGTGCGTGCCCTCACGACCCAGGTGGAAGTAGGGGCTGTCCGTCATCTGCTTGAGCATGCGCTGGGAGCTGGCCACCAGGGAACTGACCGGCGAGCGCAACCGCGCCAGCTCGCCCAGCTTCACCTTGTCGTCGCCCTTCGCGTTGCCATCATCCAGCTGGGTCTTCAGCTTGGTGGAGAACTCATCCAAGGATTTCAGGCGCTGGTTCAGCTCACGCTGCATGAACGCCTTCGCCACCGTAGGGTCATCGTGCAGCGCCGGGTTGAGGTGATAGTCGTCGAACGGGCTGTTCTCGAAGCCCTTCAGGCCATACTTGGCATAGTCGCGCTTCACGAGATCGTCGGCGTGGTAGACGAGTTTAGCCAGCGCGTTGAAGTCGTTGGCGTCGTGCATCTTGGTGTACGCGCCCATCGCGGCAGGATCGCGCCGGATCGCGTTGGCCAGAGGCTGCGCATCCATCCAGGCTTTCTTCAGGCGCGCGGCCTGCTCCAGCCCACGACCCTTCGCGCCCTCGGGAGCGTGCGCCTGCCTGTTCTCCTCCCAGGGCTTGAAGATGTCGATCCCCAGGATCGTGTGCTGCATCGCCTTGTTGACTTTGTCCCGGACCTTGTGCTCCAGCGCATGCACCGCGATGGACGCGGACTTGAGCGGCTTGGCAATGCTATCCGCCAGCACCGATCCACGCCCCTGCTGGGTCAGCAGATCACGGATGCCCTGCACCTTGTCGCCATAGTCCTGCGCGATATGGTCGGAGGTGTTCCAGCCAAGGATCACCTGTCGCGCGGCGGACTTCAGGTTGATATTGATGCCGTGCAGCCGTTCCATCCCGAGCAGCCCACGGAAGTTGTCATAGGTCTTCCGCGCCTGCGCGGACGCCTGGGTGAGCATCTCACTGACAACGCGCGGGCTCTCGCTATCGAAGCCCTTGCCGCTATTCTCCCCCATGGCCCGATGGGCCGTGTCCATGATCTGATCGAACGCCGAGCGCACCCGTCCGCCCGCACCGAGCGCCGTGAACACCGCGTTCTTAAACCGCTGCCACATATCGAGCACTTTGCTGCCCGTGGTCGCGCGCTCGCCCTTCAGAAAATCCCTGAACGCGGGGTTCGTGAGGGCCTCGGCCACCATCTCCTTGGGGTTCGACAGACCGTACGCCGCGTTACCCGGCGAGCGGGCCTTGAGCCGGTCATAGATCGCCTTGATCTCACGTCCCGCAGGCGTGTTGCCTTCGATGGCCTTCTGCGTGGCTGCATGCACGGCCTCATGGAGGATAGTGGTCTCCAGGTCCGAACCGTCATAGAGGTTCACGCGACCAAGCGCCGGGTTGTAGGAGCCCTTGACCACCGCGCCAGGGTCCAACGCGCGGTCATTGTCCATCCGCAGGCCCTCAATCGGCGAGAACCGGACGTGCGCATCCACACCATGCTCCAGCATGGTGGCCGCCAACTGTCGCCGCTCGGACGATGAGCCGTTCTGGACGATATGCCGCAGGCTCTCGGAGAGCTTGTTCGTCTGATTGACGATGTTGGCGTGGTCCACGTCGTCCTGAGTGACCACCCCGGACGCGCCGACACGCGGCGTCTCGCCACGAGTGCGCCTGACAACATCCATAAGGCGCTCTTCCGCCTCCTGCTGAGCCGCGATCTTGCTCCAGAGGCCCTTGTCCTGCTCGAACCGGGGGTCATCCAGGGGGCTGTCCGCGAAGTGCTCGTCCTTGACCGCCCGGAGCGGCCGCATGTCACCCTTTTCGGCTGCCTCCAGGGCCTTGGTGACAACCTCCAGCCGCGCTTTCTGCATCGCAGCACCCCTCGCGAGGACCATTTCGGTCTTGTCACGTGGCGTGCGGAAGCTCTCATACAGGTCTGCGTCGCTCGCCGGGGCCGTATTGCGCGCCACGGCCTTCCGGGTGGCCGTCTCCTTATACGCCGCGAACTCTTGCGACTTCCGATCTGGCGTTTTCGACCGCTCACTGAGTGCGTCTTGCAGGTCGCGACCCCGCGCCTCGGCGTCACCGACAGCTGCGGTGGTCGCTTTGCTCGCAAACCGGGGCGCTGGCGCATTGGCGTCCGCTTTCGTGCCAGATTTCGTGAAGCCCCCTCCGTCCGTAGCGCGGGTCAGCTTGCTTACGTCCACGCCGGCCCGCAATTTAGCATCACGGGCAGCCTGTCGCGCACGTTCCTCCGGCGTCGCCGGCTTGCTGAAGTCGATTTCGCCTTTCTGAGGCGTCGCCGCCAACTTCTGGACGGCCGCCTCCTGCGCGGCGATCTTCGCCTGTCGCGCAGCGCGCTGTTCAGGCGTAGACGCCCCAGGCGCGGCCTGCGTAAAGTCGCCCCCCGCCGTGGCGCGGGTCAGCTTGCCTACGTCCACGTCGGCCCGCGATTTGGCCTCGGCCTGGGTCTTCGGAGGGGCCACTTTCGCCGCCTGCGGGGGCGCGCGGTCTAGGTCAGTGAACTTCTTGATCTGCTCAGCCGCCATGGGAGACGGCGTGTCGCCCGTGGCGGGCGCGACCTTGCTCGCCGGAGGTGCCTGGGTGGCCTCCCGCTCAGCCTTGACCGGCGCGGCGGCCGCCTCCGTCTTGACCGCCTCGGTCAGCCGGTTAGCCTCGCGCACGTTCACACCCGAGGGCACCCGCAGCAGGCTCTGCGCCTGATCCACACGATCCAGCAGCCCCATGCGGGTCGTTTCATCCATGTCCTGGCTGGCCAGCGCCGTTCGGAGCTTCTCCAGCGCGGTGAACTTGGGCTGGTATGCCTTGGGAATGTCACCCTTCTGCGGGGCGACCCGCTTGATCGGGGGTTCATCCGACGTGGCGGCCTGTATCGCGCCCTTATCACCCAGCAACTCAGGGAGCGGCTTGCCCATCGCGTCCGTCGCGCCGAAGTGCTCGTCAAGGCGCTCGATCTGCACACCAATGGGCTTATTCGCCGCCTGCCGCGCCGCGATCTCCTTCGCCACGGCCATGCGAACGTCGAGGTTATCCACAACTTTCTGGCCCTGGAGGAATTTGGGCAGCGCTTTTCCGGTCTGCGCGACCGCGCGAACCTGGGCCTCGGTGTCGGCTTGGCTCCGTGTCGCATCGGTGACGCGCCGGCCCATCTCCTGCTGAACCAGCGGCTCACGCTCATCGCCAGCCAGCGCGCTGCGAGCCTTGATGACGCCGACATCGCTCTCGCGGTCAAACGGGGCCGATGGGATGTCCGATGGCGGCCCTGCCTTGATGACGTCCGGGGTGACGACAGGCTGCCCCGTCGCCTTCACAGGCTCGGGCGTCGGCTGGGGCGTGCCGTCCGGGCCATAGATCGTGTTCGCGTCGGTCAGTCGCGGGGTCGCCGCGTTCTGCTCCTGCGCGCGCAGCTCCAGTTCTTGGTTAGCCAGCGCCGCCAGACGCGGGTCTCCACCCTCCTGGGAATGCACCCGTCGCATGGCATTCAGGTGCAGGCTCGGGTACTGCTCCGCATCCGCGAACGGTCGCAGGTCGGGTGCCTCCGGTGGCGGCAGCGCACCCGCGATGTTCGGTCCCTCAAGCGCGTTCGAGGGCGGCGCGGGTGGGGTAGACCGAGGGTCAGTGAGCGCCGTATTCGGGGCCTCGAAGGGCTCAACCTCCCGGCCCGTCTCCACGGGCACCATCTGCGTCGAGCCCGAGGACACCACGTCGGGCGTCGCCTTCTGCTGCTCACCATTACGCCGCGCGATCTCTTCACCCAGCGCCTGGAACCGATCCGGGTCTTGTGTCGGGTCTTTGCGCAGGTTCATGAACTCGCGCATCAAGTCCTGGGGCTTGAGCTGCGTAATCGGGTCCACGGGCGGCTGCGACTGATCCCCCATGGAGATGACCGACTGATCCGTGAGCAACTTCGGCGCTGCGGGTGCGGGCAGACCCAGCGGCGCGGAGGTGGCGGCCTCCAGCGCATCCGGGTTGTTCAGCAGCTCTGGTACGGGGGTCTTGGCAAGATGTCCGATTGCGCCGCCGAACAGCGCGCCGCCGATGCCGCCCGAGATCGCGGACTGCATGATCTCGTTGGCCCGGCTCGCGAAGCCCCGCGCGGGGTCGCCCATGAGCTGGGTCAGGCCCGTGGTCGCCGCGCCCACGGCAGCCTGATAGCCGCCCATGTGGAGCGCGCCGGACAGCATGCCCGCGCTGACACCCTTATTGAGCAGCGCCTCCAACTTACCGGGGACGATGGACTGGAGCGCCGCCTCGGGGATACCCAACGCCACGGCCTTGGCGGCATCCGCCGAGGTGATCGGTGCTCCGGTGTAATCCTCGTTGGTCTGGACGTTCTGGCCGACCGCCTGGGGCAGCGCCACCGCGCCCGCGCCGGCCATGCTCGCAAGCCGCGCCGCGCCGGCACCCGCGCCCAGCAGGTCCGCGCCGCCGCCCGTGAGCATGCCCGCGCCGATGAAACCCGCCAAGGATGGCAGCGCCTTGGCCGCACCGTAAGCCCACCCCGTTGGCGACCATGAGCCTTCCAGATCAGGCCGGGCATACGTCGCCGCCGTGGCGCGCTGCTGATCCGCGAACGCCCTGGCCTTGTCCGCGAAACCCTGCGCGCCAAGCAACTTGCCGGCCGCTTCACCCGCGCTGCCCACGTCACTGAGCGCACCATACGCGCCCGCGCCCAGACCCGCCGTGAGCCAGTTACTCTGGTCCGTGGGAGCCGCAGGCGCGGGGATGGGCGCGTAGTTCGAGAAGCTCGGCAGCGCCGGTGTCGAACCCGAGAGAAAGTCGGCCATCGCGGATCACTGACCTTGCTGTTGCGGCTGCATCCAGGGATTGTTGAACATGGCCCGCGTCCCAAAACTGGTCACCTGCTCACGGTCGGCGTTCGCCTGAAGCCGCAGTTTCTCCAGCTCATTCGCGGGGAACTTCGCACCTTGCGCCGCCGCGTCCTGGTATGCCTTCGTGGAGGCGTCCGCAGTACCCGCCAAACTGTTCATCAGCCGTGGCATGAGTTGCTGCTCCGGCGTCAGATAGTGCTGCATGCCCCAGAGGCGCTCGGCCACCGCCAGCGGTATGCCGGCCACGGCCTGCGCGTGCTCCTGCGGCGTGTAGTTGTGGGGTTCCGTGAACGCGTTCACCTGCTCGGGCGTCCCACCCACCAGCCTCGCGATGGCCGCGTCCGTCTGCGGCTGCCCCGAGACCTTACCGTTCGGGCTCGGGTTCGGTGTCACCGCAGCCGGAGACGGGGGCGTGGGAGCACCCCCTAGGAAAGCCGCCATGCCGGGCGACGACGCCGCAGGCTTCGCGGACCCCGCGTTGCGACCAACCGGGTGCCCGGTCATCGGGTTCGGGGGCGGCGCGGGCGGCGCGGGGAACAGGTTCGACAGTTCCTGGCCGAACGTGGGCGGCGTCACAGGGGGTTGTCGCGTCGCCGGGGGCGACGACATCTGCGTTCCCGCGCCGGGCTGCGGCATGAACGGGGCCATCGGTGGCTGCGGAGCCGCTGCCGCGCCGACCGCGAGAGGCCCCATCCGGCCCGAGATGTACGGATCGAGCAGCCCCGTGCCCGCCTGCGACGCGAAGTTCCCTGGCACCGCCGCAGTGCCCGCCGCGAACTTCCGCACCTTCGGAGGCACCGCCGCCACACTGGTGGTCCCGCCCATATAGCCGGGCGTCGGCCCCGAGGCGAACCCTGGAGCCACGTAATCCGCGCCGTCCATGTAGCGCCTGGGCTTCATCCCGGCCATGATCAGGTCTCCCAAGAAAATCCGTTGCGTCCGAAGCCCCAGAGCATGGGCACGAACTGTTTCTTCTCAGCCTCGTGCTTGGCGTCCAGGACGTGCTGCTCGAAAGACGCCGCCAGCTTCTCGGCACGTTCTAGGCCGTTATCCCCCGCCACGTCCAGGTCTGGAGACCGTAACGCCAGATAGCCGGCCCAGTCCAGCATGTTGAGGTGATGATCCTCGGGGATTTCCGGCACCGCCGTGAGGTCGGGGTTCTTCGGGTCAAACCGCACCAGCGGCAGCCGGATCACCCGCATGCTCACGGTGAGCCCAACATATGGCGCAATCGGCGGGGGATAGAGCCGCATGGTGATCGCGGTCATTGACCCAAGATCGTCCGCGCCGATGCCCTCGTCCGTGTCGTAGGCCACGGGCTTTCCAGGAGGCATGTTGGAGAGCTGCGATGGGTCGAAATAGTAATTGTCGGGTGTGCGGTAGGTGTCGAACGCCGAGTGCCCCGCGCGCGCGATGTCCGCCTGATCCCCTTGAATGCGCACGGACAGTACCGCCAGCACGGACGGGTCGAGCTGGTAATACGCCTGATTGGAGACCGTGACGAACTGGCAGCACTGGGCCGTCGTACGATCCCGCAGGATCAGTGATCGACGCGCGAAGCGCCGCTGCGCCTCATTGATGTAGCGGATCAGGGTCGCGTCGGACCAATAATAATCCGAGGCCCCGGAGACCTGATCGGACTTGTCATGCAGGATGTTATCCCGCAGCTCTTCCAACAGGTCTCCCAGGTTCATGACGCTCTCCGTGGATCAGGCCGCCTTCGTGGCGTCCTGCACCACGCGATACGGATAGCGCAGTTTGGGGCGATAGCCAACAACCCGCAACGTCTGCATGTCCTTGACGGGGGTCAGCATGGTCGCGTTGTTGAGCACCTCGATAATCCCCATGGGCACGTCCGCTTCCTCGCCGGGTCGCAGCATGTACCCACGGCCATTGACACCGAAGAACTGACCAACGGGCGGGATGTCCTCATGCTCTTCGAGGATAATCCGCATCGTCCTCGGCATGCCCTTGGCCTTCTGTACCGTGATCTGCTCAGCCATCGTCGCTATCCTTCGCTGCAATTTCAAAGCTACTGACAAAATCATCCTTGGGCTTCGGGATGATCTTGTCAATGTTCTTGGTGATGAACGCCACGACCGCCTTGTTGGTGCCGAACGTGAACTTCCTGCTCGGGTCTTTCCAGGGGACATACGGCCCCTTATTTGAGCTGTTGTCGCGCTTGTTGTTGGCCTCAATGATCTTCGGGTCGTCCATCTCGACCGTAAAGCCATTCTCCAGGCGCTCGATGCGGATGCAGTTGCCCATGCGATCAGTCCTACATAAATGAGGGGTCGCCTGATAAGAGCGACCCCCAAGCCGATCTGCTGTGGGGCAGCCGGAATTAACCTTCGATGATGAACGTGATCAGCTTGCTGGTGCCGACCGCCGCCGCGCTGAGCGTCACGATCCAGTTGCCGCTCTGGTTCTGCGAACTTTCGCTGGGGACAATGGCGCTGCCCGTGTCCACGGTGATGGTGCCGGCCGTCACGACCTTCAGCGCGTTCGTCGCGGGGAAGCCGTAGAACCACTCCCAGATGATGACGTCGGTGACGTTCACCACCCTGATATGCAGCGGCCGGAAGCCGACATTGACCTGGACCGCGTTGCCGGCCGAGGTGAAATAGCCCGACACGTCCTCTTCGATGCCGCCCGCCTGACGACAGTTGCCGATGAGCGTGCCGGGGCCGGTGTACGTCGCGGGGAACGCCGCGCCATGAATGGATGGATCGATGATGCTGGTGGTCATGGATGTTCTCCTGGAGAGGTAACTGAGTGGGTGCCTCCCACTCAGTGACTATGACGCCTACGGGCTATTAGGCGGTGCAGCCCTCTTCAAGACGAGCCATGTAGGCGTCCTGGAGGATGACGGTGGACGTCCACAACTTCCAGCCAACCGTGCCGCGCTGGCCCAGCGGGTCGCCGGGCGCGGGCTTCGGGTTGACGACCATCGGGGTCATGGATGACTTGCCCTTCAGCGGGACGATGCCGTATGCGTCGCGGCCGAAGATCAGGACCGGGTAGACGTCGATGCTGGTGCCCGAGGTGGACCGCAAGCCGGTCGAACCGACCGCGCCGCCCGCGTCCGTGAAGGGCGCGATGACCGTGCTGGTCAGATACCGAACCTGCTCGACCGCGCCGATCTCGCCCTCGAAGGGGCTGGTGTGCGGGCCGTAGGACGCAACGGGGACGAACCCGGTCATGCCACGGACGTCGCTTTCCAGGTCGGGGTGACACACCGCCATGTAGGCCGCCTCGACCGACTTGGTGTTGAAGTCCGGGTTGGACGCAACGACCTGCGTGATCTTCTTGGCGTTCTGGCGATTGAGGCCGGTGGTGACCCGGCGCTGATCGGTGAGCGTGATCGCCGTGACGATGCTGGTGCGCCCCGAGACGTTGCCACCGTACCAGACGTTGGTGCCGGCCTTGAGCACGTTGAAGCGCAGCGTCTCGACGGTAACCGCCGCCTGCTCGCCGAGAATATCCGTGGTCTGCTGGAGGATGGGGTCGGTGTGGGTGTCTTCGATGACGTCGGTGATCGTGACGAAGTCGCCATACTGAGCGAGCGTCACGGTGTAGTCCTGGTTCGCCAGCAGCGAACCGGACGGCGTCACGCCTTCGACCAGCGGCGTGGTCGCGAGCGGGATGTAGAAAGCCGAGCCGTTGCCGTTGGTGCCCGCGCCATTGTCGGGACCGGCCGCGCCGGCCGCGCCGCTCAGAAAATAGCGCCGAAACTTGGCGGTCTGCGTGCTGTTCGTGGGCAGCGGATAGGTCTGGCCGAACTTCTCCAGGTGGAGGTAAGGCATGGCCCGCTTAAGCATACGCACGACAGAGTAGGCGGCAACGGCGGGGGAGATATCGCCATAAGAAGTGATCGCGACCATG